TTCACGCATAATATATTATTTATGGTTAAATTTGCCAAAGTAGGTATAACTACTTAAACGCAGTTTATTTGCCGGCAGCGTTTTTGTCATCCCATGCCATTGTCCTGGATGATTTAACATAAGATACCCTGTATTAGGCTTGTAAGCAAAAGCGTATCGTACATGCTGCCCTTGACTGTCATGATAGAAAACTGTGCCCAACTCTGTATCTCCATCTAGTAGATAAATTTGCATGGCCATTAGCGGATTATAATTCCTTTCGGCGCCATCCTCATGTACAGCACAGTTAAAGCCCTCATAATCCATCCAAAAACTACTCCAACATGCTTTGTGTTCAAAAGTTATAGCAACATGTTTTTCAATGTTATCTAACGCTTGATTGTAATAGTTATCAATATGCGACAAAGGGGATTGATCGTTGGGCAACAATTTTCTACGGTTCCAACCTGTTTGCATTTGCTGTTCTTCCCAATTATATTTCCAAAGTTTTTCTAAACTAATTTCTTCAATTAAACTTGTTGGAAGTATATCTTCAATTAGAAATAAATCAGGAACATTATCAATTGGAGTTATTTTCATATAAGAATAAATGGCATTGGTGCTATGTAGTCATCCAAACTATCACGTAATTTTTCATCTAGATTAGCATCAAAACTTTGTAGTGCTTGAACTATTCTCAGACTTAATAATGTAGCAGATACTAAATCATCTGTTTCGCCTATTTTTGCTTCAAAACTTACGCCATGAGCTACAAAAGTTTTTAGTTCACTTATTAGATTTTTACTACAAATGGTCATTTTTTTGTTTTCTATTAGATTTTTCAATTTAGCACAAACTGCTAATTTACTTTTATTTGTAGTTGTAAATCCTTTTCTATATAATCTAGATTGTCCTGCTTTAACTGGTTGACTAATAAATGTTCCGCGAATATTTTCTTCGCCAAATTCTGATATAACAACCAAGGCAGCTTCACCCAACGTATTATTTTCAACTGAATAGTAAATGTCATTTGTGGTGCCTATGGTGTCAAAAATATACTGACAAATTTCTTTAAGAATAGTTATTTGTCTTTGAATAGGAGTTTTATTGTGTTGCCATTCTGCAATTTGAATCATCGAAGGCAACTCAAAAACTTGTATGGCCGCATAATCGCCGCCGGTGCCTAAGCTGGGATCTAGCCCTATCACGTAGGTGTTGTTTCTTTTAGGCTTTTGAAACCAACGTACTTGTCCCTGAAGTTCAATGGGGTCCCTGCCTTGAAGTTCAGACAATGTAATACTATTAATTAGTGTTTCATCATAAATTAAAAATTCACAGCCATGTTCTCGTCTAAAACGTTCTTCACCAATGCGACCAATTTCTTCTGCTTTCCAGACTTCATCACGATCAGGATGTTCCCACCATGAAGCTTGGTAAGCGCGAAATCCGTTTATACCTAAATGGGTAGGATTGCCGTATTCGTCAACACACTTGTTTGCTTGTTTCCATATAAATGCAAATTGATCTTCGTCTGAATTAGGAGTGCTGGTAATAATAGCTTTACCACCAGTGCTTAGTGTAGGCGAAATTGAAGTCCAAAATTCTTTAGCAATAGTAGGACGCACAAACGCAAACTCGTCACAGTAAAGTAAGGTAATACTCATACCTCGCCCGGTTGTTTCAGTGGTTGTTTGACTAACAATACGTGATCCATTTTCAAAATCAATTGAGCCTTTATTATAGCTAGTAACTCCAGCACGTATCCAATCAGGGCATAATTCGTATGCATATCTTACACGTTGCATAATCTCCTGCGCACCAGTGTACTTGTGAGCAGCGATTAGAATCGTGCTGTCCGGACGGAACATGGCAAACCATAGCAAGTAGCCGGCGGCACTTGTTGTTTTACCAGTTTGTCTAGGCATTAAGCTAATACTGAATCGGTTGTTGTGATAAGTACCTATAAGTTTTTTTTGATATTCAAAGGGTTCATACAACATTTTACCTTTTACAGGATGTTGTATATAAAAGTAATTACTCATAAAATATTCAGGGCCGTCAACCGGATCTGCGCATCTCGCGAATTCTAAAATCTGATCCTCGGTCATATTGACTTTTTGATACGGACTCTTTATAATGTTATCATTAGGCTTTAACATATTTTTACTTATGGTTTAACTTATTTTGCCAGTATTGTTTTCTGGCATCTGCCATTCGTTGCTTTGTTTCTTCCGAATGTTTTTTTCCAGCAAATTTTCCAATCTTTCCAGTATTTGATTTTCCTATTTTTAATCTAGTTTCTTCACTATGAGTATAACCATAAGATTTTCCTTTTTTGGACTGTGATAATTTCTTTTTATGTTCTTCAGATTTTGGTTTACGCATTTTTTGTTTGTGGTCTTCTGATTTTGGTTGAGTGTTTTTTCCTTTGAGGCTGTTTGAAATTTTAAGTTTTTGTTCTTCAGACATAATTTTTCCAAGATTAGTCCCTGGTCTTTCCTTACTTGCTTTAACGAGGTTATTTCTTACAATTTGATATGACCTTGCAGTAGGTTTATATCTTTTAACTCTTTTTATGCCGACTATCATCATATAAGAAGCATACCACATTTTTCTTCTATTAATACCGTCAACCATTTTAGTTAGTAAAAGATGACATATAAAGTGTTCCTTTGGCAATAAATTCACTAGATTATTTGGAGAATTTGATCCTCCAATGCTTTTTGGTATAATGTGATGTTGTTCAAAGTATCCTTCGCTAATCTTTCTTGACTTTGCATTATCGATTATTTTATAATACCACTTTGTATATTTGTTTTGTAAATACATATTTTAGCCTCGTCCATAATTATTTATCAAGAAAGTTTGTTTTGCATACTTTACTTTTAAACAAAGATTACCAACCTATTTCTGTGCTTCCACTTAGCGTAATTGATTGGCGTCATGCTATCAAACTTATGTTTCTTGGCCGTATAAATGTTATAGAAACTTATCCTGACTGGATTGTACATAGCGAGAAGCTTGCTTTAAATGTTCCTAGTGTAGCTATTACCAAAGAATATTTTAATTTTAAGCGTAGAGTAAACTTTACTAGGCACAATATGTATCTGCGAGATCTTTATCAGTGCCAGTATTGTGAAGATACATTTGACTTCAAGGATCTCACAATTGATCATGTAATACCATTGAGCTTAGGTGGTCTGACGAATTGGGAAAATTGTGTTACCAGTTGCAAGGCTTGTAATTTTGAAAAAGCCAATAAACTTAAAAAACCTATACGCAAACCTTACAGACCGGATTATTGGGCACTAGCTGCTGCATGGAAACACAGTCCGTTTAGAGTAAGAGATCATAAGTGGAATCAGTATCTAGGTAGAGATAGTGCTGCTGCTTAGTTATTTTGCTATTTTTTTTGCCAATCTTTATAGTTGACTGTTTTTTGTTTTTCTTTCCCGAATCCTGGTTTTAGAAAATCTAAAGTGGCTTTATCATATCCCCAGGACAGTCCAGGCTCATTTATTGTTTTAATATTTACAGGGTCAATTACTTTTGCAGGAATTGTAGTTGACCCAGCTTGTTGATGTGCCGCTAACCTATGATGTCCATCTACAACTTGGTAACCAGTATCTGTTGGCTTTACGACAATAGGTGGAACATCTTTCCCTGCTTTTACAGCAGCAGCCAATCTGTTAACTTTTTGCGGATTAGACTGAGCCTTTTCTGGTGGTTCAAAAGTAGTTAGATACTTAGGACTAACAGGAATAACCGGTGTAGTGTCATGCTCTGGCCGACTATAGGCAGAACCTGCAGCACCACTTTTTGGAAACATGGATGATGGTGCAACATTTTGTACTGCCCGCATCTGACGAATACCACTTGGGCCTAGAATATCTTGTGCGCCTTGCTCTCTCTTATCAGGCATAAAGGTATCTATCGTTCCGCGCTCTTTATACCTACGAAGCTCAGGACTAATATCCGGGCCTTGTTGTATTTGTATTGGTTCTATTTCGTTTATAAATTCTTTGGCACGCATAGCTAAATTGGTCGTTCGCCTGTAAGATAAGGCTTACTAAACCAAAGCTTAAACCACTCATCTGATCCCGGGCGAATATCATGTTTTTTCATGAGTTCGCCCTTTTCGTTGCCTGTTACAGAGATGTTACTACCTGCAAAGCCCTTGTATTCCTGCATGACTGCACAATTGCCTATGCCGGCCAATAGTTTCAGTTGTTGTAAGTCATCCATTAATGTTCACCGTAGGGAATAATAGGACGATCATCATCGGAATGTTCTGGTCCTAGTTGCACCATGACTGTTTAGCTTCGCCATAATACTCTCTAGCGAATCCATTTTGAATCAACATGGCGCGAAGACTTTGTCCGTCTAGGATCATGTCGCCTAATACACGCCCGCCAAACTTGTCCCATCCATAAAGAATGACTTGCCGTTTAACTGATTTGGCCACTGCATTTTTTGTGAATACGGTAGCTGCTTGTCCTCTTTGATCTTCACTGGCACATTGAGCGCGATGACCTTTTTCTGGTGTATCAACTCCAAAAACACGCACTGCTAGTTCCGGTTTTAAAGGTGCTGGTAAAAATGGAGCAGCAATAACTACTGTATCTCCGTCATTGACTCTAACCACTTGTGCGTCGTATGTGACACCTTGTGGTTGTTTTTGAGCAAACGCTAAACCAGGTACTAATAATAGAACAGCTAATAATTTTTTCATTGATTTTCCTTTATGTTTTTGTATATGTTGTTTGTATGTTTTGTCCAGGCTGTACATTTTTACCTGCTCCGCCAAATCCAACACCTTTGTCAACGCGAACGTTGTGTGTTTGGCCCGGCGAACCTAATGCACCAGTTGTGTCTTTAAAAGACGTTTGAACTTGTGATGTTCCTGCTAACTGACCTTTGTTGTATGCAGGACTGTTTTGTGTGACTGTTGCATTTAAATTTGGTGCCACTTGTCGTGTGGCAGAAACACTTCCTGCGCCGCCTGGTGTAAGATCCTGTTTGGCTGTAACTTTTGTACCGCCTACATCTGTAGTGCCTGTAACGGTTTTGGCTGATTTGTCTACTGTCAAGCTTGAATTGTCACCCACATTTACTGTTGCAGATGTAGGTTCTTCAGCAAGGATATCTAAATACCGCCTAAAAAACCTCGGGTCAGTCATCACCAAGACCTACATGACCAGTATCTTGCCTTCCATCTTGGTCCAGGATTGTCGCAATTGTGTCTAGCTCTAAAACTTTTGCGACGCTTGGGATTTGACTTTTTGATACGCATGTTAGGATCACCAAACTCAACTTTGACAATATTGCCATTTGGCTTTCTTACATACACTTTAGATTTTTTTACATCGCCCTTCATCTTCTTGCCTAAAGGTACCTTGCGTCCACGATATTTTGCTTCTTCTAGATCATTGTCTGGAGATGTTTCAAAGTTGTGGCTACGAGCATCTTTTTTGCCGTTGATAGGACTGGTAGAATCTTGAGCAGGGGGCATGTTTGAATCCTCATTGAGGTATCCTACATGTCTTAAAATCTGTAAAATAGTGTCATCTGCTTCGATTACGATACCATCTTCTACAACATCAACAACATAAGTTTCTACTAGAGTTTCATCTCTAGCTATTTCTAAATCAAAATAATCACCTACGCCAGGAGCCTCATATGACTCTTCAACTTGCTCGATATATTCTCTTAAAGTTTTCATCGCTTTGTTCCTGAAGTTGATGCCATTGGCTTAGGCGTCTGCGGCGTCTGCTTGGCTGGTGCAGGAGCTTTGGGTGAAGCTGCCTTACCAACTGGACCTTCATCTGGACTGGGCGGTTGGCCTTTATCTGCTGTATAGATATCAGCAATACCAGTGTCGCCTTTTGGTCTTTGAGGATCCACTTCTCTCACCAATACGCTGTCTAACAGTGCTGATAGTTCTTCGTCTAGCATGTAATCAGTTGCCATTGGATTATCACCGGCCTTGGGCATGTTTGCAAACTGCTTCTTCTCGCGATTCAGATCATTGCCTTGACGAGTAATTGCTGCTACTGTTTCGTATTCTTCTTTAGGAGTGTTGGCGTATTCTGTTTCACGATCCGCCTCCATCATTTCCTCGTCACGATCAATCATGGCCACTACTGGACGATCTGAATCACCCATGCCTGCCAGCTTTAACATAGATAGCAGTTCTTCTGCCTTATCACCTTGGGCACTAATATTAACGCTCTTGGTGCCATCACTGCTCATGTTGGTACTGACATTCAATCTGTCTTCCATATCCATGCCCATGTCTCCGCATTCGTCTACACGACTTTCACTTAGGCCTGCTAGTCTAGCTAGTTCATTTAATGTGCCATCAGCTGCGACCTCGTACACAGGTGCTTCATTCATCCCATTACTCATGTCGTCGGCAAATCTTTTTTCAACCCATTGTGTCTGATCTGGAAATCCTGGCTTTCCTTTTACTACTCCATAAGGAACTTCGCCGCGAGCTACATAATAGTCTGCTAAGGCTTCGTACAAGTCATTATCCATAATACCTGTCTTCATAAACATCTTAACTTCGTACTTGAACCTATTAGCAATATGATCTAATGCTTGACCGCCTTCGTCCAACATCAAATTCAAACCTTCGTCTAGTTTACCAGCTTTCTTGGCTTTCCATGCAGTAGCATATGCAATTGATTTTTCTTTAGGAGTTATTTTGCCATCTTTTGCATAGCCTTTTTTGATATGTTTTACCATGCGTTCTGCTTTGGCGCCCGGAGGTGCTTTTTCATTTAATTGGATTCCGCTTAATCTTAGCATTTCGTTAAATGCTTCTTCTAATTCTTCTTCCAAGGATTCGTCTGAGTCTTCTTCGAGCTCTTCCTGGCTTTCTTCAAAATTGGCCGGTAACATGCCGCCAAGAGGACCTTTTTTTGTATCTGCTGCGATTTTGTCTGGCGTTCTACTAACCACATTTGATGTACCAGCAACTGGTTGGAAATCTGGTGTAGAGGTTGCTTGACCGCCTGAATATGCCATCTGAGCTTTACTAGGATCATACCCACCGCCATAAGTTTTTTGATCTGCTGATGCTGTAGGAGTAGGAACTGGTCTTCCGGCTCCTCCTGTCAAATCTCCTTTACCACTAAACACTCCAGCTGGTGCTGGTGCGGCTGCTGGTGCAGCAGGGGCAGAACTTCCTGCAAAGCCTTGTGTTGGAGGAGCAGCAGCAGCATCTCTTGCATTAGCTGTTCTTACATCTTGTCCAGTGTAACTGCTAGACTGAGTTTGCGCAGCAGTGGCATCTGCACCGGCCATTGCGTCTGGCGCAGTAGGGGTACTTGGTCCAGGAGCTGTTTGACCTAATTTTGCTGCTAACTGTGATTGATTAGTTGGTCCACCACCGGGAGTAGTTTGTGCAGGCTGTTGCGAAGCAAACGCCGCTCCAGCTGCCTTAATGTCAGCCGATGTTGAAGCAGGTTTAGGTGCAGCAGGTTTTGGTTTAGGTGTTACTTGGGCCAGGTTTGTTTTACCCATCTGTGCGCCTTTTGAGCTAGTATAACTGCTTGTATTGGTAGCAGGTCCATATCCGGTATTAGTTGATTGATTCTTGGAAGTGTTTACCGGTGTTGCTGCTTGCTCGCCTAACATGTTGCTATACATTCTTAATAATTTTGGATCCATTTTTGTTCCTTGTTTATACTATTTAAACCTTTTTAAAGATAATGGTTATCTTGTTTCTGTCATTTTATACCGCATGTATCTTTCAGATAGATCTGCGGTTGTCTTTGCTGATTTCATAAATTTTGAAATATCTGACAAATCTTTTCCAGCTTTTGCAGCTTTTTGAAATGCGTCGTAATCAAATAGATCTTTAAACTCGGGTTCTTTAGCTGCGACACTGGTAGGTTCCAATGGTTTATCTACCACGGTGTCCAATTTAGGTTGCTCTGGTTTTGGTGCGGCGTCCACTTTTGCAACAGATATTGTGGTATCTGGTGGTGGTTTAACAGGTGCTGATTGCACTGCTGCGGTAGTCGTAGTTGAAGGTTTAGCTGCAACATATTTGACATCTGACAATCCAGCTCTTGCTAAACCTGCATCAATGTAGTTTCCAACGTTGGGAGCTTTAGGATTTTTACGGTCGCGCCAATGAGTATTAATTGATCCGTCTTTTCTTATCGCCCCTGGGCCAGCATAATATGCTGCGTATACTTTTGCAGGATCGCCTTGATATTTTTGAAAGTAGTGTCCTATTAACGCATTACCAGCTTGCTTATTTTGTTCGGGATTTTTTATATCAAAGTCTTTGGGAATAATATTTTTTTCCTTCATCCATTGAAATGTGCCGGGCATGATTTGCATGGGTCCTCTAGCGCCTGCATAGTTAGGTCGATCAGTTTTGGCCTTACCATACTCACTTTCCATGCCATATATACTACGCTGAATTGCTTTTAACTTTTCGGCCTGTTTACGTTCTTCATCGGTCTCTTCATATAGGAAATTTCTATATCTGTTTAACACACGATTATAAGTTTCTAATATTTCATCAGATGAGAATTTTGTTCCTGGAGGATAAGGTTTGTTAGGTGGCGGTGTCTTTACCGGTTCATCTGTTTGTGGTTTTACTATCTGCGCTGAACTATCTACATCATCTTGAGGTAGTTCGCTTTGATCGCTTTGACTTCTGGCGTCAGGCTTTGGTGGAGCTGGTGGAGTTTTATCAACGGCTACGGCAGGGGGTCGATCAACTGCCTGATCTGTTTTAGTGTCTGTATCTGCTGGTTTTTCTTCTTCTGGCTTTTGTTCGTCTGGTTTGAAAAGTTCATATGCACCATATCCAAGAGCTCCGGCTGTACCAGTTTTGACTGCTGCTCGACCATATGGACCTAGTATTGGCGTTTCTTTTTCGACTTTGCGTCTTTCTGCATCAAGTTTTTTAATATTGGCAATTTTTTCTTGATCTGTAGTTCCATATTTGTCAAGATTTTTTTGATCTTGTTTGCTTAACGGTTTTTCAGCAGGAGCTGGTGCAGCAGGTTGTGGTTGTTGATCGGCTTGTTTTTGTTGTTGACGCTCGGCTTCTCGCTGTCTAAGTTGTTGTAATTTTTCTTGTCTTTCTGCTTCTTTACTGGGTGGCCGCAATGTTGGTTCAACTTTTGCAGTAGTTTTTGGTTCAGGAAAAAGTCTATCTAGTATTTTTGCTACCCTAGGTTCAGTTATTGCTACGGTTGGCTCTCCAGTTTGTTTTGCTTGTTGTTGTGCCTGTGCTATTAGTTTTTCCGTTGGGGTTTGTGGCTGTGGTGCTAGTGATGGCTTGTCTGCACTTGGTTCTCTAGGTGGCCGTCCTGCTGCTGCTCTTTGCTGTGCTATTATTCTAGCCGTTGCATCAACAGGATCTTTAACAGGACCTAACTCTTTTTCTCTTGCCTTGCCAGAAGCAATCTCTTTATCAATCCTTGGTGAGGTTTGGCTAGTTGGTTTACCAGGAACTCGCCATACTCGTGCGCCGCCGCCTCCGGCACCGCCAGGACCTTGACCGCCACCTAGTTCAGGTGACATAACAGGATCGCCTCTGTGAGGACTGGTTCTTCCTATGTCCCCTAAGGGATCCAAAGGATCAGCCTCCGCTAATTTCTTGCGGAGGCCTTCTTGTATTTGCAGGAGACTACGCTTGGGCATTTTAGTCTTTGGGCTTTTTAAAACTAAACTTAGCTCCGCCGCCGGTGCCCTTGGGACGACCTTTTTTCTTTTCTACTGGTTTGCCTTCGCCATCAGTATCCTCGTCATCATCTTTTTGTGCAGAACCGCCGTAGCGTGTACCAGCCTTCTTGCCTTCGCCGCCTTTGCTTTGTGGGCCTTTTTTCTTCTCAAGATACTTTTGCATCTCTTCCCAGCCTTCACGCATAGTGCTAACACCCTTACTAACTTTTTCCATGTCGCCATCGCCATCAAGATCCGCTTCATCTTGACCTTGTGCTCTAGCTTTCATTAGATTACCAATGAACTTATTGCTCTCGTCCTTCTTGCCTTTCTTGGCACCAGCAATTTTATCGGCGTAGGTGATTTTGTCTTTAGGTTCAGCCAATGCAGCGAACTCTTTTTGTTTTGCTGATAACATGTCTTCGTTGTAGCTGCCTTCGTCCATCTTGTCATGCTTGGCACGAATCATGGCCATCTTCTCTTTGCTAGCCCTTTCTCTGCCGGCCTTCTGTAATGCCTTCATACCTGTCTCGCCGTATTTCTTTTTGCCTAGGTATGCCTGTAGACCACTTTCTTCCATTGACTTTTTATGGTCATGAAACTTTTCGCTTAACTGTTTTTCGACTTGCGCAACTGCTTCAGCAATCGTGCCTTTATGAGTCTGTTTTTCCTTCTTGCTTTCATTGTGCAGTTCCTTAACTGTCGTCATACTCTTACTTTCTGTAAGAGTTTTCTTTGGAGCCTCAAGGCTTTCAATTTTCTTTAGGATATCATAGATATTGTTGCTCATTTGTTCTTTCCTTTTGTGGGTGGTAATTTGTTTTGTTGGCTTCCTACTGGGCTCTTGGTACCTTGAGGTAGTTGATTAGTTGTAGCTGCCGGCTTGGTTCTTTCTGAACTTCTCATACTCACTAAGTCGGCATCTGATTCTAATGCAACCATTTTTGGACTTTGTTTTTCTAATTCTTTTAATAAACTATCTTTGCGCTTTTCTGCAACAAGTTCCTGTCCACCAGGCACATCTTGCAATTCGCTGTTTAATAACAATGAACCTTCGTGGTCTTTGCCATAGGCTTCAAACGCATCATTGTCGTCGGCCTGTTGCTTGCCATACACACAAACCCACTCTGGATTAATGGCAGCTCGCTCAACAATAAGCTGTCTAATCTGTGTATTAATAGTGGGGTAAGCTACACTTGCTTCAAATTGCCAACACTCGCAAGCACCCCACTTGGGAAACTCTCTGTGCTCTTGAATAGGCAAACTTTTGGCAGGTGTAACACTTACTAGCTCGTATGCATTTAGTGCATTTTTGATACGCTCCATGATCTCGCCCTTGGGTTCGATCTTTGCGATCTTGATACGAAAATCATACGGTTGATTTCGTGCTGCAATATATTCGGTAAGACTTTTCATAGGTGATCATCCTGTTTATAGAGTATTTATTTGTTTTTGTTCTTTTGGAGAATCTGGTTAAGTAGTTCGTTTCTATCTAGCACTACACCCTGGCCTGTAATGGGTTGATCATCTGGATTGTCTTTTGACATCTGGTGATCTAATCTAGCCTTCTGGAGCTGTAGTTGTACCATACGGAGCTTTTTGTCCATTTTAGCTGTTTTGGCTGTAATAGCATGTCCTAGTAGTGTGCCTGCTGTTTGGAATACTACACCACCAAATCTAGGATCCATATTCATACCAAGATCGAGTAGATCCTGTGCGCTGGATTTTGCTAATTCTGCTAATTCGTCAAGTTCCTGGTCGCTTGTTTCTAAATCTCGGACTGTAGGAAGTGCGATATCAATTTTATCAATAGCATCATCTACTTGTGCGATTACTTCTCGATTTTCCGCTATGGTTTGTAACACTTCAGAGTTGTCAGCTGATTCTGTTGAAGGGATATCTGGTAAGTCGAATAGTTCTGACAATTTCTTAGTAATTTTATTTCCCCTTTTTTAAGTTATATGCGGCACGCCGGGCTGGCGACCATGGCTTTCCCCTATGAGCATCCCCATATTTCTTTTTTTCTTCAGGAGTCATATTATTTAAAATAGTTTTCTTTGACTGTGACATTTTATTTCTAGTTTCCTCCGAACGAACTATCCCGGTTAATTTTTTACTTATTTTGTCTTTTCTTTCGGCAGTCCACGATTCCGGAGAACTAAATGTTGTTTTGGCTAATTCTGATCTTTCTTCTGCAGACATCAATTTATACCGAAGTTTTACTGCGTTTGCGATTTTCGCTTTTGAGTCATCAGAATGTGTTTTTTCACCTTTTATTTTTGATTCTTTACCTCTAAATTTTGATACTCGTTTTTCAATAGTTTCTGCGGTTTGTTTAAGTCCCTTGTGTGACTGACTTAATTTTATCTTAGTTTCATCTGTGTGTTTTCTTTGTGTTTTATAAGCTTCAAAAACTCTGCTGTTAATTTTATAATCTCTATTTTGATTTCCACTCTTACATATACACATCATATTATACGCAAACAACATTTTCTGTTTGTTTGCACCTGTTAACATTCTAGGTAGCAATGCATGGCATATATAGTGTTCTCGAGCGGTAAGATTAACTAAATTGTCTGCAGAATCATCGCCGCCAATTGATCTTGGAACAATATGATGCGTTTCGTGGTAAGCTAAGATATTTGTTTCTCTTGTTTTAGCATTATCTATTATAAAATAATACCAACGAGTATATTTGTTAGTAAGATACATGCATATATTTATGCAAATCTGCTATTTTTTTGGTCATGCTCGTATTTACCGAGCTCGTTTGCCTTGATGAAACATATCTGATTCGGTTACTACTCTAAAACGCAATCCTTGATCCTTGGCCCAGGCGTTGGCTGCTTGCCATTTATACATGTTAAGTACTGCCGCTGCTTGATCTCTAGGACTGTTACCTGCTGCTTCCAGTGTGGTTTGTTTACCTGGTTTGATTTCTATCAATTCACCAATGCGTTCGCCGGCTTTGTTTTGATAGACTATTAAAAAATCTGGCACATATATCGTATTACGGTTGGTAAATGGATTGCGATAAGGAATATGTACTGATTCACTGGCCCAATGAATTACTGCTGGGTTGTTATCGCAGAATCTCATAAAACTGTGTTCCCAACTGCTTCTGTAATGCGGAACTTTTTTTCCTACATATTTGTCAGGATTGAGAATTTCGTAAAATCCATTCGCATATTTCATTATGGTAGTATAGCTCTAGTAACATATTTGTTCTGAACAGGTTGATTAACAAGTCCTAAAAAACTTGTACCTTTACGTTCGTTGTTTAGAAAGTAAGCTGTATATGTATTCAAATCACCTAATGGAATTTTTTTGAATTCATCTAAAACTTTCATTGGATTAGATCCTAATTTTATTGCAGTATAAATTACTGCACTGGCCAATGCTCTAGCAGCTTCCTTTGTTTCTGCAATTTGCTCAAAGTGTGCAATAATAGCCGCATCAACATTAGAACTAACCTCAATTGGAAATTCAAAAAAATTATTAAAAAACTTGTCTGCGTCTGGTGGATTTATAGCATTTGTATTAATTCCAGACAGATTAGTAGGATAAGGTGTCTCTGGGTAAGTTGTAGTGACCATGTTAATCCTTTGCTATTCTTTGATTAGATGGTAAACGTGGTTGTTTTGTACCAAGATTTGAAATACCGGCCGATCCTAAATAAGTTTCAATGGTATCAAGATTTTTTTCAATTAATGCCATACTACTCTCGTCGCTGCCAACTCCAAATAATGTAGTTGTAAATATTTTACTGTTTGACTGTATCATAAGTTTATAGGATTTGTGGATGTTTGTCCGGTATAATTAGCCGAAGTAGGGGCATTTAAATTTGTTAGAGCTAATCTATTAGATACCTCAGCAGTGCTTGGAATCTGTAAATTATTCCATGGCGTGTTGCTTAATGCACTAGATGCTTGTTGTACAACAGTGCTAGTGCCAGTCTGAAATGTCGTTGCAGAGTTTTGTAAATTAGTTGATAAAAATGCAGCAGATCTTCCAAACTGTTCTTGAAGTGTTTTTAAATTTTCAGCCGACGCCACTGACCTAATTTTGTCTGTAGCAGCTTGTGTAGCAGAGTTAAATTGATTTACAGGTATTGGTTGTGATGCTATACCAATTAAGCTGTTCGATGGCCCTTTTGCAACAGATAGAATATGGTTAAGTCCACCTCCTGTGACCTGTTGAGACGAATTAGTAAATATTCCAGATAAATTTGACGCACCAGATACTCCAGGATTTCCTCTTAATGCAGACGTTATTCCAGTGATAGCTGTAGCTGCAGAAGTAATGTTGAATCCATTGCTAGATACACTGCCAAATCCAGCAGTGGTTTGCAGTGGTAATGATGACTGGAACGCAGGAGCTGTTTCGGTTCTATAAGGAATATATGTTTGGTTTAACGCACTACCTACATTGCCTCCTCGTAGTGCATTTGTAAATCCTTGAATTAATTCGCCTTTAGCTAAATTTACAAAATCTATATTTTTGTTTGTTTGATATGCTCTAACAGCCTTAAATGCCGAGCTTCCCCAGCTTCCGTTGCCTCCATCTCTAATTATTTCGTCTAAAGCATTAACTACGCCACCTGGACCTAAAATTGTGTTTGTTCCTCCGCCGGCTACTGTAAGTGGACTAGGTGATTTATCATAATGTAAATCAGCGAATCCTCTGGCCACTCTAGCTGCACCACTGGCATACAACACTGTTTCATAAGAAATAGTCATAACATTTTCTAAGGTGCCGTCTTGACCATTTTGGTGTGTACCGTGTCTGTACGATGTTATTACAGGATTAATACGTGTATATTCACTAAATCTTTTTTGATGCAAACTATAGATTCTTATAGCCTGAATATACTGTGTGGAAATACTACTATCTTTTCTAGGACTGTATCCAAATTTGTTTAACAAGTTTCTTTGCCCAAGTATCTGTTTGGTATTTCTTAGATAAATTGGATTCAGAGAACCTGTAGCATCACCATAGTTATTGTCCATGTCTCTGTAATAATAATTGTAATAGTCAAACCAAAGTTTTCTTACTATGTTAGCAGCATCGTCATGAAAGGTAATATTAATGTCTTCATATCTAACTTTGCTTTGTACAATAGAAGGTCTGTTATAATTATTAAATGTTTTTGTATCTACTCTAAATTTTGGAAGGTCTGCTGATTTAACTAACAGTCCTGCTTCAATTTGATTGCGTTGATTCACTGAAGATAATTCTGGATTCAAATCAAAAAATACATGAAATAGCCAAGTATATTTTGGTGCCCTTTCATAATTGCTAGTGACAAAAAGTCTACTGGCGTGTGCATAATCTTTAATCGTGTCGCCAGTAGCAAGTTGTGTTAAAAAACCATCAAAAATATTAGCCATATTAACTCTTTTATATTATTTAGTTCAAAAAAAAGCCCGGAATATTCCGGGCTTGTCAAAACATTACAAAAATTATAGCGTAATAGTACCAGGATTTGCTAATGTAGCAGCTCTTCTTCCTACCAGGCTACCAATTCCTGAACCAATTGGAGATTGCACAGCATTGTCATACATTATGGTTAATGCTATTGTAGCTGCCTCACTGGTAGCGTAGGCCATTTCACCATAATTCACCTGTGAAATTAAAGCTCCATTAAGTTCCCATGTCTCTAATACACCAGAAGTATTAGTAGGACTAAATGCTCCATTACCACCATCAAGCATTTCAAATTTAAGTGTAAACTTATAATCAATTCCTGCTGCTGCCGAGCTTTGTTCTACAAAATCAAATTGTTTCTGAATCTGTTGCCCAATTAATTTACTTACATTGCCACCGGCATCGTCGCGTAATTGAACATTCACTGGCTCCCAAGTTGGTTTGCCTACTAAATTAACTTTAGAGTTGTAAACATCAATAGTGAATGGGTTCATGTTCAAATTTGGTCGGCTAATACTATCAACCTGTTTGGTCAGTTCGACGAGATTGGAACCAGACAAACCAAAATTTTCAAATATCGCACGAAAGCGATATTTTAATTTTGGCATCAATAAACCTTGTGTGGTAGCACTTTGGTTTGATGCCAACGGAACTGTAAAATTTTTTAACGAGGCAATTGCCATTTTATTCTCCTGTTATAGGTATTTACCAAAAATTTATTGGAATCTATTGGAGCCTCGGGGGCTCCAATATATACCCACATTATACTCCTGCTGCAATGTCACCTGGATTCTTTAAACGAATCGGGATGTAAATAAATTCAACATCTTTCATTGGTTCTATTGCAATGTCAACATATAGTTCGTTACGTGCAATACGTGCCGGAGTATTATTAGTATCATCACACACTACTACGTAATCGTAAATACCACGTTTTGCAATCAAATCGTTAATTGCGCTACTGATAATATTCTTGATTTGATCTCTAGTGATTTTATCATTTGGTTCAAACAAGAAAGCATTACCTGCAGATGCCAGAATAGTACGTAGATAATTCACCAATCTAGCTACATTGATTCTGTCAAGACTGCTTGTAGTTGGGTTACGAGTTTTTTGTCCCCAAACTACTAAGCCTACACCTGGTAGATTAGTAATTGGATTAATTTTATTTTCGTATAAGGTATCACGTAAACCTTGACGAACTCCTTCAAAGACAAATTCGCCACTGGCTGCATCAATATATCCGATGCTACTAGCATTGTCCACTAAACCACGACGTGTACCTGCCGGAGCGAACCATTGATAACTAACATTGTCGTTAAAAATCATAGTTCGTAGTGCTAAATGACTTGCTGGCACAACAATATCGTTGCCTTGTAAATCGCTTGACAATCCACTAGGATAATAAACTCCTAAATATGGAGATGCAGTAGCAAGTCCATCACCATTGGTGTTGTTGCTCCAATTTGCAATGTCAATTGCGTTTGGTGCAAGTCGCATAGGAGTGTCGCCGATGACGAAAGCAGTTTGGGCACGATCGTTGTTAAGTGCAATCATTTCATCAATGACTTCTGGATATCCCGGACACGCAATAATGTTAAACTGAAACTGATCTTCTCTCACTTCAGTATTAGCTAGTATAGCTGCCTGCATTGCTGCTGTAACCATGCGTCTTTGCGCTTGTCTACCCATGTATGGACTACCGTTATTTTTCAATCCGCTAGCCGTTTGCCATGTGTCTTTTACAGTAGGTAACGATCCGCCGGCACCAGGTACAGTTGGCAATTCAGGATAGGCTTGAGCATTAAATTTGTTACTCACAAACTGTTTAACATTATACCCGCTACGTCTTAGATTAAACAATAACATTCCTCGCGGATATAATCTGTAGTCCGGCGCATCTTGGTCAATGTAGTCACTGGCCAATAAATCTGTAATAGCTGGCAATGACCCTGTAATAATATCTGTTGTGCCATCAGTATCCCAACGTGCATCAGCAAACAAAATACCATTTTGGCCAACTTGATCTGTATTATCAATTAATACCCATTCTGTGCCATCATAACGATATATAACTGGATAATTTTCTAAATCTCCACTATCTAACCAAAGATCTCCTGCTACAAGAGCAGTAACACCATCGCTTTGATATTCTGGTTGGCTAGCACTAACAATCACGCCTTCTGGATCAGTATTTTCTAGTTCATAACCTCTTGCATCAGTTTTACCTGACCAGTAAGAACTTCTATAACCTCTCCATCCGCCAATGTCATTGATCATAATATCAACGCTAGCAGGGTCGCTGTAATACCATAGAGTACCATCATCGGGTGCCTGGTATGGTTCTGTAGTGCTGTAAGTGTAGGTCAGTGATTGCCAATTAGTTAACGCTAAAACTGAACCATATGCAATTGTACCAGTTGTATTACTTGTAAATCCTGCATCGGCAGTAGGAGTACCACTAACATCAGTTAGATAAATGTCTCCGCCATAAATGTGCGTGAACGTAATAATGTTGTTTGTTACACTTACATTTAATTCTGGAATATCTACTGCTAATATATCAGATACAAAACTTGTAGGTGTCGTTCCTGTAAGAGTAATAGTATATTCTGTAATTGTATCAGTTCCGATTGATGTTACACCAATTTTGATTTGTTCGCCGTTTGTAAATGGGTTAGCACCAAGTATACTTCCGCTTACGGATGTTGCTCCTGTTACTCTTCTACGGAAAGGTTTAAAACCGTTTGTATCATCACGTAACGGATCCCATGCTATCCAAATTGTACCAGCAACTATACCATTGCCGCCGCCAGCTGGATCTAAACCAAAAAGTGCATCTTCGGCTCTATTGTAAAATGGTGCAGCTAAAGCCGAGAACGACGAAGAAGTGCTACTATACTTTTTAATAACTATATCTGCTCCACTACCAGTGGCACCAAGTTTCATAAAGATACTACCGCTTGGACGTGGTACAGTATCTGTACTACGCCAATTTGGAATGCCGGCAAAAGTTCCAAAAGTTAATAAAGGATTTGCATATGTATTACCAGAAGTGCCTAATCCTAAACTGGCCATTGGAGTGCCTGCTGAATTAGATATTGTTATTTCGCCGTCGGCTGTAACACCGTCGCTGGCAGCACTGTCAGTGGCATAAATTTCTAATTTACTTTCAATATAGGCTGCAGAAACACCGGTAATACCAGCACCATTTATTGCAGCAACCACTTGTGCAATAGTTCTTGGCGAACCTGTATTACCAACGGTTACAACTGTTCCGTTAATTGTCAGTGCAGCAGCCGGAGTGCTAGCTGGAATAGCTGTAGTGGCACTTGTTGCAAATGTCACTGTGCCTTTAATTGTTGGCCAACTCTGAGCCCACGCATCTGTTCCAATCCTTACCCAGGTATTGTTTCTATTTTTATAGAACAAAATTGCATTACTACCAGTACCAAACGACACTGCATAACTACCAATTTGTCCAACACTGCTGTTAGGAACATAAATGCCACCTGATAATGTCTGATTAGTGGTCGTTGTAATCAACAAAGGTGTCTTCAATGTGAATACACTATTAATTGCATCCCATTCGTTAATACCCCAAACACTTTCAGTAAGATCCATCCAATGAGTTCCATCAGCAACAGAGCCAACAGGTCTTACAGTTGTAGCTTCTAATGCATCCAAATCTACATCTGCACGGATAGCATAAATTCTATTGACATTACCTAACACATTGTAGGCTGTCATTAATCCATATTCATTTCTTTCATCGCCATGTAGCGGAGTTCCTGCCGCGCTTTGTTTAAAGCTTGGATAACCCATAGATGCTATCAATTCACGTTGACTTGAATATGACAACAATTTACCTGCTCTAGCTGCGGTAGTATCCGTAGCGGATCCACCTGATGGATTAGACTTATCCTGAGCGGTAGCCATAATAATTAAGGGAACTGTTCCTACAGCGCCTGGAACATATTGACTTTCGTCGGTAACGGTAATTTCTAAACCTGGAGATACTAGTGCCATGTTTTTTTCCTTTAACAAAACATTTTCAAGTATTTATTAAAAGGATATTATTTTAACCAGATATAAGGTGCCTTTGAAAGGTTTTACATATAAATACCTAGTATGCTTAGACCTCTATGTACTATTTGTAAAGGAAATTTTGCCGCTGTAAATTATAAAGCCGGTAATAAAATTTATTACAGAAAAATTTGTGCTAGTTGTGCTAGAAAAACCAAACGAACTAAAGAACAACCAGGGTGGACTAAAACCGGATATAAAAAAAAGTTGGTTTGTGAAAGATGTAACTTTAGTGCTAAAATCTCAAATCAAATATTTGTATTTTATATTGACGGTAATTTAAAAAATAACAATTGGTTAAATTTGCGAAGTATTTGCGCCAATTGTAGAATAGAACTAAATCTTACTAAGACTACCTGGCGTGAGAGTCCGCTAGTAGCAGATTATTGACTTTTAGATATAGTTCCTCGATTGAGCCGTTATTTTCTATTTCGTAGTTAAAAGTCTGCCCAATCCAAGCCCATTCACTAGCATGCACTAGAGGGTAACGTTGCGGCATTAATTGCCCTGCATCCTCTAACAGCCATTGCCTATCTTCACGGGTAGTATTTTCTCGTAATGCACACTCATACCACTCTGGTAGTGGGCCTCGTTTTACCCATATACATATGCCACCGTGTTTTCTTATTGCTGCTATTTCGTTAGGGAATCTTACATCACTAATTACAATGTCTTCAGTGGTTTTACGCAACCTGTTTTCTAAGCTGGCTATCCATATGTCATCATGAAATCCGCTCCTACAGACTTCAGTGCCCCATAGTTGGAGCATTAATCTTGGAGTAAGTCGGGGCATGTTCAGACGTTTGCTCCACCATGGATCAACTTGTTCTCGCCATTCTCTAGCTTCGGGGGTCAAACCTTCTAGCAGCTCTCTGTCCCATCCAAATACTTTAGCTACAGCGTCTTTAAGAGTTCCTGCAAAGCTATCTCTTACAAATCCGTGTTTTGCCACTAGATAATTGGCTACGGTGTCCTTGCCACTTGAAATAAATCCTGTGATGCCTATAATCATAAAAAATGCCCCCTAAGGAGCATATTATACTACAGTGTAAGTGCAAGTCAAACACCATATTTGTTTTTTATTTTTTTTGGTACCGGACTGCTTTTGTTAATCGTCGGTCCCTCCTGACTACGCATATCACCATTGTTCATGTCTTCGTAGTTAGCATGTACCTGTTTGTACGCTAATTTCAACATATCTTGTTCTTCTTTGCTGTATGGGGCGGTAGCTTTCCACTTACCTAACCAGGATTCTTCATCCACCGGCGGCATAGTTTTACCATCAGTGGCTGCTAATGCAAGTCCTAAGCGATAGAGTGTATAATCGCTGTTCCATTTTTTACCATCTGTAAATCGATTGAGTCCGCGCATTGCAAAACGTTGACGCTTACTTAATTCTCCTGCCGTTTCAACAATAATATCTTTAATTTTCATTAGCCTATCACCCATGTCATTGGATAAGAACCATCAACATAATCTTTCAATTCTTGTTCCAACTTTTCCATTTCAGCGGTAGCTTCACCTTTAAGTGTGGCACCGTTTAGTTGCGTACCACCTTGTGGTCCTGCAATACTAGCAAATTTTTCTCTAGCTTCGCCTACTATTCGTTTGGCAAAACTATAGGCATATTCTTGTATCCAAGGAAATGCCTGATAGTCGTTTAATAACATACTATCTGGCTTGTAGTTATACAAGTGCAGTAATACATCTTCAAAATCATTGGGATTAGAATTAGCTCCTGCAAAAGGAATTTTTCTAATCAGTGTAAGTTTTTTAGTTGTTTTGTTAAATGTATAGTTTAAATAACCGCCAAACATACGCATGGCTAGTTTTTGATAATCAACAAACAATTCGTAATTCAGCAATCCGCCCACACGCCCTGCCACTAGCATATAGGTATTTAAATAACCTGATGCAAATGGTTCAAATTGACTAGCAGTTGTGCCCGAAACTGACCCAATGCCGCGTCTATATGCAGCTCTAACATCCATAACAACACTAGGCAGTATGATTTCCTGTGTTTCAGGAAATAATTTTAAGAATGCATAGCTTTCTTCTTGACTATTCCCAGCTCGCTGTCTATATTTTAGCAAAGCCTGATCAATGGACATTTCGTAATGCTCCTTGTCGAGTTCTACATCAACAATACCATCGCCGAGCCTCATCCTGATGTAGTCTGTAATTGCGGCTCGACGCTTGTTAAGCGAGTCTAACCATTCTGCGTTTTCGTCAAACTCAATATGCCCTACACCAGATCCAGTAGCAGGGTTATAAAGACTATCTGATTTCAACACGCCATTGGCGTAAAAATAAGTTGTATCAGGAACTACATTACCAGTAAAAGGGTTAGACATCCATATATCCTAAAGTACAACGTATTTATTGCACTTTAAGGAGAATGGTATCTGAATTTAAACGTCCATTGCCTAGCGTTTCTGTGGCTTTGATATCTTCTAAGAATTTACGCAATTGCACTTTGGTAGCTTTGAAGAACTCTTTTAGCTTTTCTTCGGGCTTTCTAAGTGTTTTGCCAATGCTTGAAGATTCATTGTAGCCAGTCAGTGAAGTACCTTTGATGCCCAAAGGTCCAGTTACACTATCAGCAACATACTTGTATAATTTACGAGTTTTAGTGTTATAACACCATAATTCTTGTGCACCAATAATATCTACCGGATTTATAGACACCAATTTTAGTGTCTTTTCTTCTTTTAAATACTTGAGCTTGCTAACAACCTTTTCTTTATTAGGTGCCCGTTTGACACGAGCTTTTTTAGTTGCTTTCTTGACATTACGATACTGGTCTAGTGCGTCTAATATACTTTGAATAAACGCATGATGGCGCTTATAGTCAGAAGCCTTGTAGTGACGATATGCTTCGGCTATTTGTTCGTCAGCCCGACCTAGTGCTTCGCCTAGTTCAGTTTTGCGAGCTAAGAACAAATCTTCAAACTTTTTAATTTGACTTTGCGGCACTGCATTGCTTACTAGATAGTCGTAAGCTTTTGGGTCAACTGTGCCACCTGCCACTACTTCGTCATACAAGCCTTCAAAGTGTCCTAGATGTTCGCTGGTTTTTTCATTAAGACGATCTTGGATAGTTTTTACAGCAGCAGGTGCAACCACTGCGGTATTTTGTACAACTTCTTCTGGAATATCACTGCCCAAGATTTCGTCTATGCGGTCCCGAACGTAGTTCAATTCTTTGTCACGCAACGGCATGCCTTGTTTGTGTGCTTTAATCAAACTACAAACAGTGATAGGAAGTAGTCGATCGCTACTACGAATAAAGCGACTGACATCTACTTTGCTATAATGATCCTTCATCCAATCTACTACATATTTTTTTAGGTCTTTGGTACTATAAAAATAATTGTAGTAGAAAAAACTTTTACGCAAGTGATGATCGAATTCTTCTTGCGTCATTGCAAGTGCTCGTTCAGTATCCCACACTGGTTCACGTCCTGTGTGCTTCTCATCAGCGAACAGTGGATCACGCTTTTTTGGTGGGGCTTTTTTGGGTGCTTTGATAGACTGTGCAAGTGCCATTACAAACTCCTTGAGTTGTATAAAATATAATTATACTACTCTTTGGGTTTTTGGTCAAGTAGGGCACCAAACATTAGCCAACCTTGCAATTCTTGCAACTCTTGTTGCACTTTTGTTAACTGTTCGTCATAGCGTACAGAGTGTCCGTACCTACGTCTATCAACATTTAACCGGCTAAGTTCATTTACACTTGCCTCCAAATTTCTGTACATACGCTCCAGCTGACGTTTGTTTGCCAAGTTGTACATGGCCCATAGATTGCGTCTAATTTGGCTATCTATAGCCGGCCAGTCGTCGAGAGAATTAAAATCACTCATAATATAGTATATAGCATTGCCTAATTTGTGTCAATTTTGGTGTCCGCTAAATACTAGATAACAGGAAACAATTGTGCCAAGATTATCGCTTTGGAAAGACGGAGCTCATAGTAACGACTACAAATACATTGACCGCAATATCAGTGAAATGTTCACTGTTGGCGGAACTGGCATCTTGGTACACAAATATCTTGGTACAACTGAGCAAAATTTAACAAAAACAACAAGTTCGGCCCAGCCCGTTGCAGGCAACATACTTTCGTTTTCTTCAACATCAGACATTGATCTAGGTATGTTTGTAACTGCTACTGGTATCGCTACAGGTACCCAGGTATCTGCTAAAACAGCAAATACAATAACACTTACCGCTAGTACTACAAGTGCATTGTCATCAGGCGCAACTGTAAAATTTTATACTGATGCAGCCAAGCCTAGCTATATTAATGAATCTGCTCTTAACATACAAGATCTTTTGTTTTTAGAAAATCGTGATAGAAAATATGATCCTAATGTTTATTCATTGCGAGGGATATATCAAACACAAGACGTAACATTTGATCTCAGCCAATTTGGCATGTTCCTGCAAACTGGAACTTTATTCATGGTGTTTCATATTAATGACTTAGTTGCTAGTTTAGGCAGAAAATTAATGCCAGGTGATGTCATTGAACTCATGCATCTTAAAGATTACTACCCCCTTGATGATAGCATACCAGTGGCTCTAAAAAGATACTATGTAATTAGTGATTGTAATAATGCTGCAGAAGGATATTCTGCAACATGGTGGCCGCATTTATGGCGTGTTAAAATAAATCCACTTACAGATAGTCAAGAATATAAAGATATTTTAAATCAAATAAAAGTTGATATTGATCCAATAACAGGAAATACAGGCAATGTATCATTGGGATCTGTATCTAGCATTGTAAACAAGTACATAGAAATTAATGATGCGATATTACGTGAAGCAGAAACTAATGTTCCGTTTAGTGGTTATGACATTAGCACTTTATACATCAAACCTACCCAACCCGATGGTAGTCCAGGAGACCCATCAGGTGTTTCGGCTGATAACAATATTTCAACAGGAGATAATGTTACAGTAGATGCCGACAGCGGCATTGAAAGTCCTGATGCTACTGTTCAAGGTTACTTAACCGGCACAGGCTCAGCACCAAATGGTTTACCAGTATTTTCTGGAATAGCATTTCCTAATAATCCGCTAGTAGGCGATTATGCTTTACGCACTGATTATCTGCCTAATAGGTTATTTAGATGGGACGGCAGACGCTGGGTAAAAATAGAAGATAATGTAAGGACTACACTAACTCAAGGTCCTGATAACACTACATTACGTAGTTACTTTATTAATAACACCAGTACATTTGTAAACAACACTGGCGAAGTCACTAGTAGGCAAAGTTTAAGCCAGGCTTTAAGACCCAAGGCAGATAATTAATGGCTCAACAATTCTTTTACGATGCGCAAATAAGAAGATTCTTAATTCAATTTATAAGAATCGTAAGTAACTTTGACGTAGAATTTGGCAAGGACCGAGATGGTGTAAGAACGTTACAAAGAGTTCCTGTTTATTATGGTGACCCTAGCAGACAAGCAGCCACAATACTTAAACAAAACAGCGAAAATATAATGAATGCAGTACCGGCAATGAGTGCCTATATCAGTGGTTTTACTTACGATCAAACTAGAGTCCAAGAGCCTTATTTTGTAAGTAAAATGCAGTTACGAGAACGGCAATACGATCCAGAAACAGGACTTTATTCAAATCAACAAGGCGACAGTTATACCATTGAACGATTAATGCCAGTTCCTTATAATCTCGAAGTCAAATTAGATATATGGACTAGTAATACCGAACAAAAAATGCAATTGATTGAACAATTGGCTGTATTGTTTAATCCTTCATTTGAAATTCAAAGCACTGACAATTACATTGATTGGGCCAGTTTGAGCTATGTACAGCTAACAAGTGTGTTGTGGACATCTAGAGTAATACCAGCTGGAACAGAAGAACCCATTGATGTTGCTACACTAACATTTACAATGCCAATTTGGATAAGCGCACCTGCTAAAGTAAAACGCTTGGGCGTAATTCAAAAATTTATAGGCAGCATATACGACGAACAAGGCATGCTCAATGAAAATACTTTATTAACTAACTTAGTATCTAGAAGATATGTAACCCCATTGGATTATGGAATATTATACACTGGCAACCAACTACAGTTATTAAAATATCAAGAAGTTGTCGATGATAACAATAATATCATAAATGTGCAACCACCGGTAACCTGGAAATCGGTAATAGAAATTTATGGAACTCTAGTAACAGGTACAACAGAAATTAGATTAGCTTTGCCTACTGGAGCAGAGTTAATCGGCACAATAGCATATCATCCCACCGATCCATACATTCTACTATATGATCCGTTTGAAGACACACTTCCGTCAAATACATTAATGCCAGTTGATGCAATTATTAATCCTCAAAATGTAAAAGTTGATAGCAACTTATTGGCACCAAGTGCAAATACTAGATATTTATTGACCGACGATATTGGCAGTCTCAGTAACCTAGATGGTAGCGTAGTATGGGGGGACCTGGTGGCAAATGCTAACGATATTATTCAATACAATGGATCATCGTGGCAAGTTGTATTTGATAGCGACACTGAAACTTCAATGGAATATATACTTAATAATCTTACTGGTATACAGTACAGATGGACTGGTAGTGAATGGGTTAAAAGTGTAGAAGGTGTATATCGAGGCGGCGAATGGTCAATAGTAATATAGGATGTGGTGCTTTAATTTATAGTAAAAAAACTCATCGATATTTGTTTTTGTTAAGAAATCAAAAAAAACATTCAGGATCATGGGGTTTGGTTGGCGGTGGTGTTGAGCAAAACGAAACTCCCATAAATGCACTAAGAAGAGAAATCAACGAAGAAATTGGCGACATTGAAATTTTAAAAATAATACCTTTAGAAAAATTTACAGCAGAAAACACCAGTTTTGAATATCATACCTATTTAATAACAGTTGATGATGAATTTATACCACAACTAAACTCTGAACATCGAGGTTATGCATGGACTACTATCAACGATTGTCCTAAACCACTTCACCCTGGTGTATGGAGAACTTTTAGTTTTAATTGTATTATTGACAAAATAAAAACATTTGAATCAGCTTTAGAGATCGCACTCGAGCACTAGATCTCTATAACTAATTCTTCTTAAATTAGGTACATTTTGCCATGCTGTAGGCATATAACCTCTGCCAGTACTATTAACTAACACAAAATCAACAAAAAGGTATGTTTTAAAGACCTGTGTCATTGTAAGACTCCAATACAGGTCATTTTGATCTTTGAAGTCTGAGTAATATCCTGGGGTGTTATTGTAAATATTATTGCTATATCCCGGAGTATCGTTGCCATCAAAACCTAGTAGATAGACTTTGGTGTGTCCATCAAAACAAGCCAGATAGGCTGCTAAAGATCCTGCGTTCCAAGTTGGGTTTTGTGGAATCAAGTGAAATTTCTTTGGTTGCCGAACAATTTCACTAGCATAGGCATATACTACATGATTATCGCAATAACCACTTGTTGCGATTTCATTACACATTTCAGTGCCTACAGCTATCAAAAAATCTGGGTTAAAATCTCTATAAAGAGCATTACACCCGTAAGTTTGCAGTTTGCTTTTTTTTAAGTATTTTAAATCAAATGTTAATCTATCTAATCCGTTACCTATAACTATAGCAGTTTGCCCGTGACGGACATTGTTAATAGTTTTAGGAACATTTTCTAATTCGTAATTCCATTGGCCGTTTGTATAAGAAGCAAGGGTGTAAATATCTTCTTCATAATAGATATTTCTAAATAGTTTTTTAATGCTTTGCATTATTAAGTTCCATGAGCACCAGACTCAGTATTTACCAAAAAGTTGCTGTCAATCCTTAGACGTTGCATTGCTGCTGTTTCACTTGGGTAAACAGTTAGTTCCTTTTTTCCTAAAATAATTTCTATGTTTTGCAAAGTTTGCAATAATAAGTTTAATTCTGTGATGTCAAGACTAGCAGAGTGATCTGTACCCCACATATTTTTATTAAGAGTTACATGTCTTTCGATTATCTCTGCACCAAAACTTGCTGCAACTATACTTGGTAAAATGTCTTTTTCGTGTCCGCTATAACCAATTGTTAAATTTGGATATTTTAACTTCAAAGTTTCTATAACACGTATATCTATTTCATTGTATTTTGATGGGTATGAACTGTTACAATGTAGAATAGCATATAACTTGTCTGACAATATGCTAACAGCTCTATCTACTTCATTTATTGTGCTCATTCCTACAGAAATAATAACTGGACATGTAGCAAACATAGCAACTTCTTCTAGCAACTTAACATTAGTAATTAAGGCACTGGGAATTTTGACAAATGGTACATTATAATTTTGAATAAAATTAAAACTAGGTATATCCCACACACTAGCGGTCCACAGAATTCCAATTTTTTTACAGTAGCGATCAATTATGTCGTAGTGCTTTTTTTCGAATTCAATCTTGTTTTTGTAATCATAATAAGTTAATATGCCCCAAGGAGTTTGTCTTTTTTGATTTCGTTGATCCAAAGGTACGCATATAGCAGGTGTTCTTTTTTGAAATTTAACTAGGTTAACTCCAGCTGCTTTGCACTCTCTAATTAGTCGTAGTGCTGTTTTTATGGATCCATTATGATTGATCCCAATTTCAGCTATAAAAAATATTTTGTTAGTCATATATAATTACATGATAATTTCAAGAAAACACAGTTTCATATTTATTAAGACAAAAAAAACTGCTGGATCCAGTGTTGAAAAGTACTTAGTCAATTATTTAGACCCCACTACTGATATTTGTACAGGGTCAAATTTTGATAACACGCCGCGACTTGGAACATTTATTAAAAACGGTAACCATATAGGTGCCAGTTGGGTAGCTGAAAATTATCCTATTGAATGGAAGAATTACTTTAAATTTGCTATTGTACGTAATCCTTGGGACACCATGGTTAGTTTTTACTTTTGGTACAAAATTGCTCGAAATGCTATCATAGCCAAACATAGTTTTGAACATTTTTTAAATTGCATAGATTTGAACAAGTTCAATGATTGGCACAGATACACATTACATGACAACATTATAGTAGATAAAATTATAAAATACGAATCATTGCATGAGGATTTTCAAAATATTCCTGTTCCATACAATAACGAATTGCTTGAAATTTTTTTAAAAAGTGGGTATAGGCAAGTAAAAAACTATCAAGAACTTTACACAAATGAAACTAAAAGTAAGATTGAAAAATCGTTTTCAAATGTCATAGAAGAATTTGGATACCGTTTTTAATCAAATCTAATTCTAATAAAATCTCTTAGCCCATTGCGAGGAAAAGTTCCTCGGTGTATAAAATTAGCCACAAATGCAAAGGTGGTAAATTTTGGTCCTACAATTGATATTATATCATCTTCGTCTAATATTAAATTACTAATTCTACTTAAACTTCTACCTTCAACAAATCGATTGTAAAAATAATAATTTGGATTTTTAATATGTTCAATTTGACCGCCATCAATGTCAACATCGTTGAGATAAATGCCTAAAGATAATGATTCATTTGGAAAGTTAGCTATATGCCAATATTGACTTAACCAATAATTATTTTGATCACAATCATTGAGTGATTGATAACTTGGCACACTCGACGGGTATCCTCTGTTTACTAATATTTTATTGGCTTTTCGTCCAAAAAGTTCTTCAAAGTAATTTACTATTGGATTAACTATGGTATTATCTTTGAGTGTTGCCCTTACAACATTATTATCATAAAACTGTCTAATTACAACTTTTGTAGGATCATTGAGTTGATTTTGTATTTCTTCAGCATAAGGTTCAATTACATCACTGAATTGCGTTCCAAAGTTTTTTATAGGTAAACTATTATTATCTGTAAAAATTGCAGGGTATGGTTTTGTTAGTTCTACATTAGTAAACTCTATTCTATTACTCTCGTACTGTGCTAATATTTCTTGTTTATTTCCCATTGGTAAATCTCCATTTTACGTAGAGGTAATCTTCATTTGTGTCTACGTCTATTGTTTCACTATCTTGCACTTCAATGAGTTGCAAATTTTTTCTCAGCATTTTTCCAGTTTTAAAAAATTTAGTTTTATTAAAGATATGAAAACAATGAGCTGCTTGGTAATAATCGCCTATTAATTTTGTGTTTAACGTTTTATAATCTATGTCAGTTAATATTTTTTTGTTTACATTCCACAACCAATTTTTATAAGTTTTAACACTTGTTGCATAATCAAATTGTGATTCACGAAAATCATCTAAAGCATGGTGTATGGTTTCTAATTTAAGTAGGCTCAAACATGGGTTTAGAAACATTAAATGTGAATCTTGTGTAGTTTTTAAATCTTTAAAAATATAGGTCAACGGACCATCAACTTCGGCAGTCTTCTTACTTCTTTTTATAATCTTGATGTTTTTAAAATTTTTCGCTATATTAATTAATTCTGTTTCATAACATAAAACATATTTATTATATTGAGTTGGAAGATTGTTAAGCTTGTCACAGGCTATTTCCCATAAATTTGTGTTGTCTAGCGGTAAAATTAATTTATTAGGTAAACGTTCGCTGCTTAACCTACCTGGAATAAACACTCCAATTTGTTTCATTTTCTTTCGCCTTGATAAAAAATCCCTGGGGTATCTCTAGTATATCTGCCTGGATCTTTTTGACAATTTTTACATGGATTCAAATAATTATGATAATTTTCATTAGACATAATATCTATAAAATGTTTTCTTTTGTCGCTGTTTAAGATTTCATTTAGCGTAATGTTATATATATTTCCAATAGAATAATCATTATGAAATTCGCTATTCATATTACAACAAATCATAACCGATCCGTCATAGTCTATACCTAAAAATTTTTTTGGTTCAAAACAAGGTCTAGTTCTAAGATCGCCGTTATTTTTATATTTGAGAGAATTTAATTTTATTACTCCGCCTCTATCTTCTATAGTGGCATTATTTTTAAAATTTAAGAAAATCAAAATATTTTTTTTGCTAATTGTTTCAAAATATAAAAATTCAGCACTGCTTTTGCTGTCAACAAAATTTAAATTCAAGTTTTTTACTTTTCTTTTCCACCATTCCTTGCCTTTGCCTGCGTAGTCCATTATAGTAAGTTCATCAAAAAGTTCAATATTTTCTATGTTTAAATAATCTCCATTTGTATTTGACACAATTTTACAATCAAGATTCTGTTTGATATAGTCAACATATTTTTTTGTTAAATCATAAAAAGCCAAGGGTTCGTTATATCTAGAAAAAGAGATTGTGTTGGAATAATTTATTTCTTTTAGTTGATCTATCAAAGAAGTAAATTTGTAATAATCTAAAATTTTTACATTTTTTCTATCTTGCCTACTAGACTGTAAAGAATTAGGACAAAAAGAACATTTCCTGTTACAGTAATTGTATACTTCTATTTCTATTAATTTAATCATGTAAAAAAAATGTTTTCATTTATTTCATTATTAGCGTATCTTTGACCTATATAGTCAAAGCCATTGGGCGATCCTGTGCAAACTCCGTTTCTTATTTTCTGGCAGTTTGTACATGGTTTAGGATAAAACCCGTTTTCTTTAGTCAACGACTCTCTAAAAGACACTGCTTTCTCGCCATAAAATATTTCATTCAAAGTTTGATCTCTAAGATTACCTAGAATATAATCTTTATGCATTGGAATGTCAGATCTTAGATGGCAACATGGCATTACGTTACCATCATATGTAATGTTTATAAAATAACTAGGTTCTACGCATGGTACTTTTCTTTCAACCGCATTATTTTTCCAATTCATTTGTACCAATGATTGTTCGTCGCGTGAAATTGCACCACCTCTATTTTCCAGGAGCCAATTTTTTGGCCAATCAAGTTGAACTCTAATATTGCCAATTGTTTTATGTAAAGCTATCACTCCGTTATACCCTATATTTTCGTCATCTATAATCAGACAACCTGCTTCTTTTAACTTATGTTCCCAAAATTCTCTGCCTTGGCAATCGTAGTCCATAATGTTTAAAGTAGTCAAGAGTAATCCGTCTAAGTTTTTTTTAGAAATATAATCGCCGCTAGTGTTTGATACCAATTCAACAAAATTATTTAAAGTTTCACTTGCTTCATTGACTCTTTTTTTTAGTAGTTTAATATCGCTCATTGGCTCCATATAACCCAAGAAGCTAACTACTGGTTGATTTTCTGTAAAATCTCTATAATAATTTTTGAATGTACTAGCACTTGTTCTACGGTTGACGAATTGTCTATCCTGACCAAACCCAAACTCGTTTAGTTCTCTAAGAATTTTAGAGAACAACCAATCTTCCATTACAACTTGTTTGTTTCGTAAATAGGTTTTGTTAGGACACCAATCACAAGTTCTATTACAAAAACTATGTAATTCTATGTCTACTCGCCTTATGTGTCTGAGCTCATTCATTTATCCACTCATTGAATGCGTTCTCGTTATTGAATACTGGGCTAGGTAAAATGCTAGATTTATACGGATACAATAAATCTCGTAGCCAATGAGGATAAGTTTGACAAGCAAACAAAATATCATCATAAGTGCAACCGGTCCATTCTATAGTGTAATCATCAACCATTCGCCCTCCATCCTCTTGCAAAGATTTCAAAGCTGCTTGATATTTTAAGTCGTCAACTAAAATCACATTACCGTACACTAATTCTATTATTCCACGAATTTGAAACGGAGTTTGTAAACTTTGATAACGCATTCTGTGCTGTGTCATTTCATAATTTTGTTTGTATTCTATACAACAGATTTTATAATCTTCCGGTACCAGACCTTCCATTTGAAGCAACTTCAACGAGGCAGCTCTATGATTACCTTCAAACACATATTTCTCATTTGGTTTATCTTCAATTAAGGGTCCAACTACTAATGGATAGTATGTACCATTTTGTAAAATATCCCGACCCAGTACAGTTTTATCGCTGTGAGAATCTACCAAAAACGGATCATAATGAAAATATTTCCAATTTTTGTTGAACATATGACTACGCAATTTCAAATCTGATAGATAATTAAACTTAACCACAAGATTTTTTGACCGAATAAAATTTTTCATATTAAAATTTATATAGTCTTCGTAATACATTTTTTTAATTTCTTCAAATGAAAACATTCGTTTAATACTTTGGGTATTATAGGTTTTATTTTTAATTACTAGTTTGAATAGATTATATACTAATCTTTTTTTACCAGGATCAACACTTATAATATAATTTTCTGCTTCCTTCATTGCAGATTCAAACGCCGATCGTTCATCTACAATGACATCAAATTGATCTGCAGGTCGTCCTATACATTCTGGATCGCAACGTAATCTTTCCTCAAAATATTGCTCAGGTGTTACAGGAGGGACATTAGGTTGAAAAAATTGTAAAATGCGTAGTGTTTCTTTTTCGTAAAGTGTATAAACTTTGGTGGTTGGGTCCATTTGTTTTAGAAATTCATGCCAAAATAAATTGCGTTGGGTCCTTGTAAATTCACTAATCTTGTGGCAGTGTTAGCAAAAGTCTGCACAGGTTCTACTATTGCCGTTGTTATGGTTGCAGTCAATGCCCAAGTATTATATCTAAAACCAAGCGGCAAAGTGGTGCTAACAAAAGTATCAACCACTATTGATCCATTGCTGTACACGCCACTGGCCCCGCCGGCCACTATAGTAGAAGACAACGAATTATATAGCGAAACAGAAGTAGCGCCAAAATTCAATGAAATGTTAGGAGTAAGTTGATAGGTATATGTAGGCGGTGGCCCTTCTTGTGCATCTCCTATTGTTGCAAATCGGGATATTTGTAAAACAGAGTAAACTCGCACGTTGGCAGAACTGTTTGCAAATATATATTCATTAATAGTTGCTGTGATATTGGCAACTAGTGTGCTTACGTCAGTGGATGTGTTATAAAATCCGTAGGTGAGCACATAGCTATTTGAGGTTATTGGATCTACAACAAGACTGTCTGGTAAGGTGCGATAGGACATTTAACCAAAGTTTAAACCAAATTGAGAATAATAGTTTGTGCCATCATAATAAATGCTCACAATATCTACAGCATTTGGTGTTGTAGTTAGTGTTGGTGCCACTGCCCCTGGCCAGCGTGTTCCTGTGGGCCAGGTTACAAATCTACCTCCGGTACCATCTTGAATTAATTTTAAAATAAAATTACCTACACCAATTGGAGCAGTGTATGATAAAACACAGTTTGCAGTAAGGGTTAGATTTTGTTTTTGTCTATTTCGCCAATCAATAGTAAACACAGGTCCTGAAATGCTGTTATTGAATTCAGTAGGAAACACCACAGTATTTGTAGCAGACACATTACCTATAAAAGCAGTTCCTGTTAAATTTAGATTTCCATTTATGCCAACTCCGCCCTTGACTACCAACGCCCCGGTATTACTATTGATACTGATAGTTTGAGAAAGTATATTAACTGTTGGCGCCGTAAAGGTGCCAGAACCAGGAACGAAGGAGAGCGCACTTGAAACATATTGATTTGTGCTTCTCCCCGATATACTAGGTTGCAATGATAGGTAATAATTTGTCGATTCAGTCCCAATTGGCAGGATCGGAAAAGACTGCGAATTAAGCATTATGCTTGCGCCTCAGTCCATGACAGTCGACACGCACATGACGCGGTTGATGATCCAATATTACGAACCATGATGGTAATGATATCTGGACCATTGGGGTAAAACGCAGTATTGCTCCTAGATTCTCCACCACCTAGTATGCTTGATCCCATATCTCTTACCAACTCTAATTCTTGCTGTGTAGTTGTAAAGTTAGAACCACCGGCTGTATTTAGATAAAATCCATAAATTGTTTCACCGCCGGTTAGGGTTGTGCCTCCTTGATGAGGCACATATTGGGCCAAGCTAGAACCACCCACTGACTGCCAGCTGACCGAGCCATTGCCTGCAAAGCCATTTAGAACAAGTGTCACCAAGAATTGGCCAGTGCTTGTAAAGTCCAACTGTCGTAAAACCATCTGCATACGATTTATAAGTTCTCTAGAACCTAGTGTGCCACCGGCCAAACCATTACTCACACTAGGAGCAATTCTAAAGCTTAGTAAAGCATTCGTAGCTCCTGACGCAATGGCAAGGGTAGACGTCATACCTTGGGTAAACACAAATGATTTATCATCATCATAACGGCCGTCCATGATAACACTAGTACCCCAGTGACTGATAGTAGGACTAAAGCTGGGACTGTGTAGTTCTACTGCCACCGGAGCTGTGTTACTATAGGTAAAGCTCTGTGGACCACCGGTTCCCATTGTGCTAAAAATCATTGCTTGCGTAGTCGACGAAGTTGCTGCCTCGGTCAATGTGACACTTGTGTTTGTGGAAACACTAGCTACAAACGTGTCTGCAGGAATACCAGTACCTACTACATACTGTCCAACTCTTACATTAATTGTGTTACTTGCTGTCACAACTGCGCTGTTGGCAGTTTGAACTACAGTTTGTGTTACACCTGGACTGCCTCTAGTTAATCCAGTGAAGGTTGGACCAAATGTAACTGTTTGTGTAGAGGTAAATGTGGCAGGTTGACTCAGTGTCACTGACGTGTTTGTTACCACACTTTGCACAGTAGTTCCCGACGGGATACCATTGGCAACTACATATTGTCCTGTAGAAATTCCGGTAGTATTAGTGCCAGTTATTGTGGTACTGCCTGAAGTAAGATTAAAACTTAATAATGCTGCACCACTTTTTCCTGTATATGTAACAAATTCACTTGCGGTCTGGTTATGCACCCATAAGGTGCCTGCAGCAGGAAACTCTAAATGATCTGCTACATTTATAGTAGCATCGCCAGTTCCTAGACTAGAAGACAATATTGTATACTTACTTAGGGTATTGACTTCATATCTACCTGGCAAGTTACCTGAACGCATGTAAGCTTCATAGTTTATATTGTTATTGGCTTGTTTGTGGCAGTATATGATATCTCCATTGGTGCCACGGAAACCCCAACGGATAAATCCTGCACCGTACCAGGAATAATCAATATAAAACATCTGCATACGACCTAGATCTAATCTGTATCCGCTAGGCCCAGTACCATCAACTCGATCAATGTTCCATTGACTTTGTGAGATTCTTTGATCTATAGTTTTTGTAATTACTGCATTGTTAGCTGCTATCAAACCACGATATGGTGGTGTGATTGTAAAACTGGAATCTGATGTAATATCAACCACACGATAGGTCATACCTTTGATATTAATGAAGTCATTTGGACTCAGCTGTTTAGCAAAAATGGGGGTAGCACCATTGTTAGTAGCTGCAGATACCACTGCACCTCCTACTGCCACATTCCCCAATGAACCAATTTGATACGTAGAGCTTCTTTTGACTGCGTATAATTGCTGACCATCAAATTCAAAGAACAATCCGTTTTGATCGTCAAACATTCCTAGTCTAATACTTGCTCCTACCCAATTATTCACAGTCAATTGCGGAAAACCAGTAGCGATGGCGCTGCTTGGCGTACTTGCAGCAGTATATGTAAATCTATATCTATCTAAGCTTTGCACCACTGTGAAACTGCCATTGTAAGCTGTTTCATTGCAGCCAGCTATAATTATGTTTAAACCTGGTTGTACAAACTGAGCTTGTTTGGTTATCACTGTGACTGTGGTACCGCTGCTTGTAATACTGTCAACTTGAATACTAGGCTTCATTGTAGAGCCAGTGCTCATTTGCAAACCTTTACCTGACTGGTAACGGAAGTATCTACGAGTTTGTCTAATAATTTGTTCGTTATGACTTGAGGTAAATGTACTGAATTGTACACCGCCGTCATAGGCGCGATGTTGGAAAGCACCTTGGGGTCTTACATAAACATTGCCACCAGTGGGATTACCAGCCGGAGCGTTGACTGTATAATAACTGAAAGAAAAACTATTTCCTACACCTGATACAACCCATGATCCGTTTGCGTTAGTCTGGTTGGTGCCAGACACTGCTATTTCGTTGCCAACTGCTAAACCATGTGGCACTGATGTCACTACGTTAACCAAGTTACCACTAAACCCAATGCTGCTAAAAGTGATAGCGGCATTACTAAACAAAGTTCCGCTGTATGCAGCAGTGACACCGCTGACAAAAATTGAACCAGTCACACCAGTGAATGCACTGCGAGCTGTGTATGAAAAACTGGTTCCAGCACTAATACTGTCAATGATGTATAAACCATCTGCACCTGCGAATAGTGTGTCAACAATAAAAACTGGTGTTCCTGCAGCCGGTGGACTGGAAGTTAGTACTGTGACTGTTCTAGAACCATTGGTAACATTAACACCAGTGATGGTAATTGGGTTATTTGTATTCCATGATGCAAACGGACGATTGTTAGTTAAACCAAGACTTTCCCATTTAGTAGCTTGTGTGCTATATTCAAAGTCAGTATCAATTAATGCCTGCGGTGTACTTGTTCTAAATTTGTTTACAGGATCTGTGTATAATTCTGAAGGTTTAAAACTTTCGTCAAATTCGTCAATGATAATTTGCAGTTTGTCGGTGCTGGTCATGCCGCTAGTGTTATATGCCAACACAATAGTGGTTATGGTATTGTTCACAGCATCAGTAGTAATGCTATGACCGGTAATTGTTAAACTAGCATCTGAAAAATTAAAAATTACTTGATTTGTAGTTACATTGGTAATCAGTACAAAACGCTCTCTAGGTAAAGATCTAGGTATAATAATAGTTCTTGTACTTGGTATAAATGTATAATAAGTGTCTAAAATCGCTTTTCTAGCCATGGTTGCTCCGATATATACCTTATTTAGCTGTTACATACCCAACACAATATCAACTGGTTTGAATGGGTATATTTTTAGGGTAGGATTACTAGAGCCTGGTTGAGTCCGGGCATTAACTACAGTTCCAGCCGGGGGTGAATCTGCAAATTTTATATTGCCCGAGGATATGGTATAGCCCCTACTGGCGCAAAGTGTTGAGCTCAACCAAACCGTATCCGAGTTTTCAGCAAACGCCGGCTGAAAAATGCCGTTTATTGTTACCAGTAAATTCCAAGGACTGGTTAATGTGACCTGACTTTGATTATACCTAGGAACGAATGTATTAATTGTACCATCAGGATAGATTTCGTCAAGATCATACACAGCAGCAGATGTAATTGTGCTGTTGTCAGAAAAATTAATACCCGAAAGAAGGGTGAAATATGACGCAGTGATATTACCAGTGGTAACAATATCTGTTAATGTTTGTCTCTTCCAAGCATTATTTGTTTGATTGTAAATGTAAGTGATACCATTTACTGTAGTGGTTTGGCCGTTAGCAGGATTGGTTGGAAATGACATCGTTTGACCTTTTTACATACTTATCTTAATTTGAAAGTAGCTGTGGGTGGTGTAAAGTTAGCGGTGTAACGGGCGAAACGGGTGATGCGTAGGTCGTCTATGTAACCGTTAAGACCATGAGCAGCAGGGAAGCCGCCAGCATAAGAAGCAGCACTACCACTTGTATTGGTTGAATAGGTTGTTGTTGATCCTTCTTGAGTACCATTCACAAATAGCCTGACGCTGCTCCCACTTCTTGTGACCGCCAAGTGATACCAAGTATTAGTTACCGTTTGCGTTGTGCCGGTTATTAAGCTACCAACATTGTGTTGGTTGACAACGACTTTGTTTAAGCTGTTTCTATCAACGGCAAGATATAGGTAGTTTGTAACGTTCTTAATGAATATGACATCTAAGTTGCCATCTCCTGCGCCACTTCTGTAATACCAGCACTCTTGAGTGAAATCACCTGTTTGATCTAGGTTGACAGAGTTAGGCAACGCTAGGTAATCCCCCGTTCCATCAAACGCCAATGAACTACCACCAAATTTGCTTTGTACTCTAGAAACTCTTGCACCCCCTACTGCCTCAAGTGCATTCTTGGCGGTGACGTCCACAATTCCGGCATTAGTAAAGTTTAAGAGAAGTTGAGTGTTAGCGATGTTAGTCAATGGCGCAGTTGGTGGAGTAAAAGAGGAGGTATAGACGGCAGTACCTTTAACTATCCTGAAATCTGCCATATATCCGTTGAAATTTTCTCCTGCATAGCCCAAAAGTCCACCAATATACAACGGTACATTTTGTTCAACAACAGCAATATTTTGGCTAAACACTTCGGCACCATTAAGGAACATTTTAAGCGTTGTTCCGTTATGAGACCACGCACAATGCGACCACGCAAAACGAGGAACTATACCAGAAGAGGCGTAGATAGTGCCGTTGTAATATGCTAATGCGCCAGTGGTTATGTTTATGAAGCCTTCGTAGCTGGTTGTACCTGAATTAGATACTCTTTTTGCAAACAATGCGTGGTAGTCGACGTAATTTCCTATTAAATACACCCAGCATTCCGCAGTCCATGCCGCACTGGCCAAGTTGAGGCCTGTATTATTTGATACCCATAATTCATTGGAATCGATGCCATTAAAATAACCACTACCACCTACGGCTGCTGCGTTATATTCGGCAGCGGAAGCGAATGGGCTGAAGGCTTGGACGGACGGGGTGCCGCCAGCAACTGTAATTGTCTTTGCAGTTGCTTGCGTATTTTTGTCAAAGAACCTATTGCTTGCACAAGTCAGTAATACAGTATTTGTTACATCTGTAAGTTGTGCAGTAGGTACTGTAATAGTTGTTTGTGTTGGGTCATAAGCAGCAGTACCTTTTATTATTCTTACGTTAGAAATGTATCCTTCTAGGTCATAACCGGAACCTGTATATCTAGTTCCAATATAACTAGTGGTCGGGGAAACATTTAGGTTCTTTGAGTTTGTTGCAGTAGCAACTCTACTACCGTTCAAGTAAACAGATAATGTTGTTCCAGAACGAACAGCAACACAATGTTGCCAAGAGTTATTTGGTATTGATGCTGTGGCTTCTTCAATCGTAGTTGTGCCGTCAAAGAATCCCAACTTGTAACCAATACCGCCTAATCCAAACGCAAATGCCCATGCGCCCGTATTTGATGAATCCCGCGCATCAATAATATATTTTGTGTTTGGCGTACTGGTGACATAAACAAATGCCTCTACGGTAAAATCTCCAGTACCAAAAGCAACAGAACTACCAGAGTTCCAACTTAAGAAATCCCCACTTCCATCAAAGAAATTACTCCACCCCGTCTGGCTAAACGGGCTGAATGTACCTTGCGTGGTATTACTACCGTTACGATTGATCACAAATCTATTTGTGCTTTGATCTACAAATCTCTGATTGTTTTCACCTTGTGGATATTGCAGCGATAAGAAACTAGTATTAGCTACAGCAGTAAGACTTATACTAGGCGGAGTAAATGCCCCTGTATATGCAGTAGATCCGTTTATGATACGAAAATCAGCGATGTATCCGGTGGTACTTTCATACCCTGCAGCAGGCAATCCTGACCCTCCACCTATACGTATACCAGCCAAGTTGCTAGTTCCTTGAGTACCTCCACTAGTTGATGCAGCTACCGTGCCATTAAAATAAAGAGTAACTGTAGCGCCGTTTCTGGCCAATGCAATATGTGTCCACTGATTAATAAAACAACCAGTAAACGTTGTGGTTATTGAACCGCCGCCGCCGGAAACATAAAATGTTGTAGTGGTTGCGCCAATGTAGTCAGTTCTGATATCAACATCTCCAGTCTGCGTACTGTCAGCTTTAGTAGAGAAAAATACCATCGCAGCACCCAACTTAGTTGGATATACCCAAAATTCCACAGTAAAATTGCTAGACCCAAAATTCACAGGTGCGCTATTTGTCAGCGATATAAAGTCTCCTGTGCCATCAAAATAACCGCTACCTATATTTTGGTCAGTTTCTATAAATGGAGCGAACGTTTGTACAGTGGTATTACCTTCTACTGTAACAGCAAAAGCATTTGTGCTATTATCTCTGAACCTATTGCTTTGACACGTTAAAAGTTGTGTATTTGCCACCGCAGTTAATGGTGTAGTCGAAGGAGTAAAGTTACTTGTATAAAGTGCCGTGCCCTTGACTACACGAACATTAGATATGTAACCATTGAAAGGATAATTGGCACTAGGGTCGCCGTTTCGGCGATCGCCAATATTGAAAGATTCTGAACTTGTAAAATTGGTTGAGTTTGTTGTTGTGGCATCCTGCACACCGTTCACAAAAAGTCTGAAGGTTGATCCACTCCTTGTGGCTGCAAAATGATACCACACTCCAGCAGATAAAGTTGTAGCTCCTTGTAATGGTATACCGGCGAAATATATCTTTGATTGATAAAAACTTAATGCGTAGGTTCCGCCTCCGTTGCCATTACCTTTTCCCAATAGGTGCGCATATTCTAGGCTATAACTTGTTAACGAAGCTACGCTGTAAACCCAGCATTCAATTGTGAAATCCCCAGTTCCAAAATCCAGCGCGGAGGTATTGGCAATTTGTATTCTGTCACCATTGCCATCAAAGAAGTTACTCCAGTTGGCAAGATAAGGACTAACCTTCGAGGGCCTAGCATCGCCATTCACAGTTAAATTAAAATCATTGGTACTTGAATCGCGAATCCATACATTGGCACCAGTATCTGCTGGCAATGCTAGTGTGGTTAAATTAAAATATGTATCAAATGTACTGACTGCGATACTGATAGTGGCCTGCACTGATTGTGCTTGTGCATCATCTACAATTACAGTAAGGTCATAGCTGCCATCAGTTGGCAC